CTTGTTAATCCTGAAATATCCCCTGTCAGATGAAATTTTTCCCATACATCAATAACAGTTAAATGAGTTAATAATGCAACATTACCTGTTATCGTACATCCCTCTCCTGGTTGAATATTCGGATTTTCATATGATCCCGCTGTATAACCATTAGCTATCTCAATATATGTAAGTTGAGTTAATCCCGAGATATCTCCGTGAACAGTATTACATCCAAAAATATTTAAAGATGTTGTTTTGGTCATCGTGGAAACATCAATATCAATATTAGGATAATTGAAAGCACCACTTGGAGCCGGATTTTCCCATCCACTTAATATTGCTTCTCCATAATCAGCACCCCATTTTGTAATTACATTTTTAACTTTTAAAGTTGCTGTTCCAGAAGGGACTTTTACATAAATAAGTCTTAATGCCCCTGATGTAATTAACCATGTCGAACTCTCACTTAATGTCCCTGCTGCATCAGTATAAAATTTTGCAGTACCGGAAAGTGTCGCTGTTGTGTTCTCACTTACTTCAAATCTAAGTTCCGACACTCCCGATCCATCTCCATTTGAAGTCAATGTAAAAATAAGTGGTGCAGGTGCTGATACGGGAATAGAATTGAAATTAGAATAATGGTCTATTAGAACAGACCTTAATTTATACTTAGTAGTAACTCCTGCAATTACATGATCATAAGTCTTTATACCACAATTTATTGTAGCAAGTAAAACATAGGCAGCACTATTTATGGAAACCCAAAGTTGAATTTGCTGTGCATTGGTAAATGTTTCATCCCATGTTATCCTGACACCTCCTGAGATAAGTGCAGTCTGAATATTTGTAGGTATTGATGCCATATTATAAAAGTGCTAATGCTGTGAAAAAAGCGTCCATAATGGTTTGAAAAGTATTAAAATTTGCCTGTGATAATTGTTTCCCTTGTGCCTCTATTTCAAGTATTTCTGTTGTTTTAGTAAAATAACCAATCACGTTATTATCATTTATCCCACATGAATACATTTCCCTGTCAGGTAAGCCAACACTTGCAACAGTAGTATCAGTTTTAGATGCATTTCGTAATGCTGATATTGTTGTATTATTTGCCCTTGATGTACAATTATAACCAACCACTCTTGGAGTTATCTCCGCATTCCACGAATTAAGTGTATTGGATGGAGTACCAGCTTGATAAAAATGAACATAAGTTGTTGATGATCCACAGCCATGTGCCGTCGCATTTACTATTGTGCCTGAAATTTTAAGCAAATAACAAGCATCATCCCGTTTAAATAAAACACCATCGGAACTTGGAATATAATTCTGCCGGATAGAAGATTTCACCCCGTCACTATTAAAACCAACTTTTGTAGTAAATGTCAAAGTACCACCATTTGCAACCTCAGTAGCATTTTGAGCATCTTTTATCCAATTCATTTTAGCCGACCATCGTCCTATATTCCTGTAAACAATAAGACGGTCAAATTGAGTATCAAATACATTGTTTACTTTTAATGCTAAAATTGCCGTATTCATTGCAGATTTTAACCCGTCAGAAGCCGTTTCTCCCTGTGCAGCCATATTAACAAACAATGTTGATGCCCTACTATCCCATACAACTATTGTTGCTTCATCAGAATAATCTGAATAAGAAATGCCTTTATATGCCCTGATTTCATAAGAAACTGTTGATCCCGCATAGTCAGTCATATCATCATAAGTAACTACATTAGCAGCAACAGTATTAAGTAAAGTATGAATACCTCCGTTAATAGAAACCCATATTTCATAACCATCTTCTCCTGTAACATCAATCCATGTTAAACGGATACCTCCTGCAATTAAGACAAGAACTAATCCGGTAGGTGTAGCAATTGCTACTCCCCTGTTTCCGCCAATCCGAATACCGATACCAATTGAAGGTGCCATGTTATTGCTTTATTAAAATTCTATCTCCTGCACTATTCTTTAAAAACTGTGTCCCTGCACTATTTTTCAAAATAACTGTAACACCCGGTGGCGTTGGTGGTTCAACTTCTGGTAACGTTGTAAAGTACACCTGCGAGCCATATGCCGTGCCATTAACATTTGTTGCATACGCACGCACGTAATACGTAGTCCCTGCTATTAACCCCATTAAACTGCTTGTAAATACACCTAATCCACTTCCGTCCGCCGTCTTATACCCTGCAATCGTAGGGTTAGTTACCGTTGACCAGCATACACCTCTTGCCGTTATTGCCGCACCCCCTGTCGCTGTACAATTTCCACCACCTGTTGCAATAGTCTTGTCAATATTAGAGATAGCAGTTGTCGTGACAGTCGGCATAGTAGAAGTATTGCCATATTTGTACACCCCGATACTGGGCGGATTTTCATAAGGATTACCTTCAAAGTCATAATTGAGCCATGATATATCTATGCCAGCAGGACTTATAGCCGGAGAACCTGCAAGTAAATGAAAGTTAGTTACCGGACTGGTAAAATCAGGGTTATCAACAATATTGTTTTGTTCTGTCTTTCCAACTATTGTACAACCTGTATAAAAGGCCGCATTAGTACCATTATCGTAGTAGAGATTATTCTCTACTGACATGGTAGTTATCGTAGAGTTTTCGGCATAAATAGGATAAGCGGTAAATCCATACATAACATTATTTCGTATCGTGACTTCTGTTGTAGCACCGCTGAAAGTGAGTCTTATAGCACTCATGCCCGCACCAGTTCCTTGATAATAAACATTATTGACAAAATTGATATTGTGATAGGTTGCCGACCCGGGATAACCGGGATCTACATCAAAAGAATTACCATTATAATTAATATTGTAACAGATATTATTATAGAAATAAAAATCTTCTACACTTTCTCCGTTGCCAATCCATGCATCAAAAATCTCTGTTATATTTTTGAATATATTATTATAGACATATATCCCTCCGATATGTTTCCTTTCCATGTGAAATCCCCATTCATAGTAGGGTTGCATAGTCGGTTGACCAATCACGTTATTGTAAATTTTAAATGCAAAACCATAACCTCCGGCATCATTGTTAAGAAAAGTATGTCCCCCCAGATCAATTGATCCTGTGATATCATTATTGTAAATCTCTATCCCTCCACGACTGTTCCAAAGTTCAATGGCGAAGTCCCAACTCCCTACCGGATAATTCCCTTCTGCTCTAGGCTTTTTTATTGTATTATTATAAATTTTCATACCTCTATTAAAACCAGAATTTAAAAATTTAATAACATACCCTGTTGCATAAATGCCCCTATCAGTTTGTTCCAACCAATTATCATGTACAAGCATACCTGATTGACCGCCAATACCAATGTTGCCATTGCCATTACCGCTTCTATCATTGGCTCCTGAATAATCAGCGCAATTAATAACTGTATTATTGTAGAACTCATTACCTGTTGCATAGATAGCAGGCGGACCTATTCCGCCGGTCGTGCCGCCAAATTGTGGACCTTCACTGAAAAAATCTTCAAATTCACAATCATGTATCTTAACATTGCTTCTGGCTCTAGTATAAACAGGACATTCCGCAGTCATCCCTCCTTCCATTCGTATCCATGATATACTTTGATTACCATTTGTACCCTCTGTACCTGAAGAAAGTAATATTAATGGATCGGTTGTCAAATGGGAATGGATAATACTACTATTGCCTTCACCTGTTATGCTTACACCAACTGCCAAAACACATTGTTCTGTTTCTACATATGTACCTGAATTGACGAAAATAACATGTCCCGGAGTTGTTATTTGTTCGCAAGCATAATGCAATGTGAGCCAGGGTCCACCTCCTGAATCATTACCACTTGGATCAATATAATGGTAAACCTGACCTGAAACAATCAGACTGCAAAATAGGAATAATATTGTGAGAAATTTTCTCATTGTACAGTTATTTCAATAGTTGCACTTGCAGTACTTTCTCCAAAAATAACTATAATTGTTTTACCATCTGTTGTTGTATAAGTATATCCGTACATATTAATTTGCAGTAATTATAATTTTCCAGATTGTACCATTCCAATATTTTTTAACATGAAGTGTTAAATCATAAACCTCTAATCCTTCCTCAATTGGTAGTGTAAATGCATTGATTTGTGCCGTTGTATATCGTGTTGGGATAATACCTTTCAGTTGACTTATGGCTAACTGAAGTTCAATTTCTCCCGGCTTCCCTGTTATCTCTGCATAGGTAGGGACATAGGAAATAAGTTTATAAAGCAAGTCGTGATTATGTGCAGCAGGTGTGAAAGTTGTCGGTTTGCCAGTTATTTCCGCCCAAGTCGGTACATAACTAATTGATCTATATAACAGATCATGGTTGTGAGTTGTTGCCGGAAATGTCAAAGGTTTATTGAGTAGTGTATTCCAGTCTGCAACACCACCTGAAGGCATATTCAAATATAATATCCCATTTAAATAAAAACCACCTGAAAATGTAGGAGGAACTGTAAATGTAACAGGTTTAGTAAATGTCTTATCATCCTGACAATAAGTTAACAGGGTAATTAATAAAAGTCCAATAATCAGTTTCATCTTTTTCATATCTTTATTTTTAATAAGTTCGAGCACCTACCTGCCATGTAGCATCCTGATTATGTGTCGCAGGTGCCACTCCTACCGTCCATACAGCTGTTGTTGAAAGACCTGTCTGCCATGTTGCACCGAGATTAGTACCATAATCTAATCTGGATGTCGGAACAAAAGCAGTTGTATTTATAAAATCAGGATCAACAACAACGGAATGAGTATCATATCCATGACCCTGCCACTCAGCTAATGTATGAACAACCCCACCAAGATTAAATTTAGGATTACCACCTTCACAATAAAAAATATTATAATCACTTTCAAAACCAGTCACACAATTAGCCATTACATAAATATCCTCTATTGCATAAACTGAATAAAAAATATTATTATAAATTTTTGTCCCGGTTGCCCCAACAGTAGGCGAAGAATATGGATTCTCCTGAATAACCAGTAACGTTTCAGTTGTCGAAAGACTTGAATAAAATGTATTATTATAAATCTGTGTACCATTTATTCCTTTTACCAATAAACCAACAATTTTTGGATCTTTGAAAATATTATATGCCGCACCACCAGAAGTATTTGTCATATTAACTCCCGCAATAGTACCAGACTTGAATACTATTCCTATTGGTGTTTTATCAAAATAATTATATTTTACATCTTGATTTATATTATAACCAATAGCTAGACCATGAGTACCTGATGATCCCGTACCATTCCAAGTAAGTTTATTACCCGTTATTATGGCTCCATTGAGATTATTATTAAATTCCCTCTCTTCATCGTCTCCTACTGGCACCATATAACCAGTGGTATTAACAGAAGTAACGGAATTATTAAGAAAAGACAATGCTGTTGGAACCGATCTTGCTATACTGATGCCTTCCCAATATCCTGTTTCGGCATTATTAGTTGTTACACCTTCAATCAAAAGTGCTAATAAACCGTCATATTCAAACACCCCAATATCAGGATTGGCACCTACATAAGCTATTCCCACATCAGTACCGGCATCTATTAGATCGGAACCTGTTACTGGCCAAAAACAAGTTATATCCGGCAGGTTACCGTTTGAATGTCTTGGATTATCTAGTTGTGTAACGTCCACACTTACAAAATCGGCAGCAGATGCCGTAACACCAGAGTCCCAACTATTATTACTATGTATATAAGAAGCATTCCATCCAGAAGCTCCCGTATTACCATAATCAACATTATTTTTAATTATATGAAGTTTATCAGGATTACTACCACCAAAAGAATATCCGGCACCATTACCAGTAGCCAAATTATTATAAAGTTCCATGATAAGATCAGCATTGGATTCAGAGAAGCCATATTCTTCATTACCTACTGAAATACTATTTGTGACATATCTTTTAGTACCAGCAACAGGATTATAAGTCAACCCGAGTTCAAATCCATTACCATCTCCCGGATTACCCGTATTATTAAACGACCAGCAAGAATCAATAGCAACATAACCCTCGTTTGACCAGATACCAAATCCTTCACCCCCCTGATTATTCCATGCTCTACATCCTCGTATTGTGTTAGTTGTTCCTGCTGAAATATATACCATTGTGAAACCATTACCGTTATTATAAGCATCAGGATCATCATTATTATATAGATCACAATTAAGATATAGATTACCGGTACATACTCCACCGGCAGGATAAGTACCATATAATACCATACCACAAGCATGATTATTATAACTATCTACTTGTTCAAGAATATTGTTATTACAACGTTGTAATTCAACACCTGATGATTGTTGACCTGCATTTTGTTGTACTCCTGTTATTTTTAATCCTTTAAGATACCAGTAATCGCAATCTGTCATATGAATACCGAAAAGCGGAACTCCCGACACAGTACAGTTACTTAAATCTAGAATAGGTATTTCCCCCGGATATGCTATTATTGATCTTAAATTTCCTGCTGAACCATCCACGTTATTAACATATACACCTGCTGCATTAGCAGGATTAGGAGAAGGATAAGTACCTCCCCTGATATATGTTGTTTCTCCTGCTGCTGTATTATCAAATCCCTTCTGCCATGTACCCCAGGGTTCAGTTAATGTCCCGGGATTGTTATCATTTCCGATTGTAGCAACATAATGATCTCCAACAACTATTGGTTCACCAGTATAAGCACGAATCCTTAATGGTATAAATCCATTAAAAAATGAAATTGTACTATCGCTCTTATTAACAACCATTCGTACATTATCATTTTGTCCGAAAATTGTTATTGCAAAAAGCCATAAAAGAAAAATTATAAATATCTTTTTCATATCGTTTAATTAAATGGCCAAGTTTTAGTTTGTAATATTGTTATTTCGGCTGACGTTAATGTCTTTGTCCAAATTCGGGGACAATCAATAGTTCCAATCATGCCCGTTGCACCACCATTATAGTCATTACCAATACTTATAATAGAATTTGCAGCCAGGATTGTACCCGAAAAAGCATCAGATACACCACTCGCATCAACTCCATTAACATATAAAAGAGTCGTTTGCCCATTACCCCGGAAAAGTATCACAACATTATACCATGTATTAATATTAACAGCAGGACCAGCAGTATAATAAGTGCCTCCGATGCTATTATTAGCGTAGAAATATAATTTATTTGCAGCATTCTCGATGTAAAGCCTAAAACTTTCGTAAGGTGCCGCATCGTGTTTTTGAATAAACAAATCATAATAATGTCCATGAACTGAAGGTAACTCCGTTATCCTGAACCACAAAGAAACTGAATAAGTAGTACCTTGTGGACGAATAGCAGCAGTGTAAGGAACCGTTAATGCCTGAGTGCCTAAAAATCTTACTCCATAGCCAAAATAACCTGCCTGGCCGGTTGCACCGGAAGTTGTACCGACATAATCTGATATTTCATCTGTTACCGTTGCTCCCATTGTCTCATTCAGTTCCCAATTAGCTACAAGATTAGTGAGTAAAGAAGATGCCCCGCCACCGCCACCGCCTTCAAGAACAAGTGAGGTCCAATAAATAGGATCTGTAACCTTTACAAATATTTGTTCTCCTGTTGCAAGTACTGGTACAAATGTTATTGTCCCTGTCTGATCATTAAATGTATATCCGTCAGTTGTAACACCGGCAGGAATTAATTTTTGTAATCCATTTTCCCGATAAACTTCAACATGTTTACCTACAAAATGAGTATGAGTTAAAGTAGCATCCCCATTTTGAGGTGCGCCAACATCCCCTACCAAAAATTCAAGTGTCTCTGCTGCAACACCTGATCCACCACCTGAAAAACCTTCCAATGCTGACCAGGGAACATAATGCCTAGAACCACCCTTAGTTGAATCAGCACCCTCAACACCTATCTTAGTACCCGTGAATTTTTCTGCACCTAAAGTCAGTGAAGGCGTTGTTATTGTACCTGTGAATACAGGATTATTAATCGGTGCCCGTAAACCTATCTCAACATCATGGTAAACAAAATTGGAATTAACCTTAATCATGGTGGTACGAAGAGGATCTCCATTGCCGGAATTAGGGGCAGTACCGACATTAATTACAGAAATAGTTCTTGGTCTTGAGACATAGATAGGCATCTTCTGACATCCTACCAAAATCAATAATAATAAAATGAGTAATTTTCTCATATTATAATCCATAACCAACATAAATACTTGTTGCAGTCGTCCCGGTCTGGAATATTTTACGACAAAATTCCGGATCAATAAAAATATCTGATGCTGTGAAATTCTTTGTTATCGCATCAGCATCCTCGTTTTGTAAAGGACAATATTTAATATTGCCTGTTACTCCGGCTCTGATATAAAATCCTCTTTCATCTTCATAATCTCCGTTTGCAGTGAGATTGAGAAGATTGCTTTTTATAACGACTAAAAATGGTCTTACTGGTATTGTCATAATTTTAAGTATAAGTTAATCTCCGATAACTGTGAATGTAATTCTCCCGTCGCATGAACTCCCGCATCTGCAAGCCTGATTCATCCAAAGCGGGTATAAAAGATAATTCCTGTCAAGAAACGTAATAACTTCGCATTTGATAGCATCAGCAGTCAAACGAGCCTCTGTTTCAAGTCGTTGCATGATCTTATCCGACACCGGAGTGGAAAGATCACTGTCTTTTACTACCAGTCCTGCAGCAGTATAGTTGAAAGCTGTACGATTTGTAAACCTTCCGAAAGCATAATAGATTATTGCTGCTTTTAATCCTTGAAAAAGATATGTATTCCCTTGATAAACATAACTTCCGCCATTAAGTAAAATCAGGTTATCTGCTGAAAATAATGGGGACTGAGTTATTAATTCATTAAGTAATCCATCGCCAAGCCAAATCTTAACATCCAACATTTGAGCCTCAGATACAAATTGAGGCCATGTAACTGAATTCTTAACAGAATCAGCCACATATTTATAATTATCCAGATCAGTTTTTGAAACTAATGCTATCATGGTGTTACGGTATTAGTTGCCGGAGTTCCAATATAAGTCAATGGCAAGACTGAGAAATCTGTAAATTTAATAATATAAAATGTCAATAGATCCCGAAAGGCAACCTCTAACATTCTTCTTTCGTTCCCTGTAACAGAGTTCATAAAATTATATGCATTGGTCATTAAATCAGCTCCGAAACCAGCACCAATATCAACTCCACGTAAAATAGGTGGAACCATAAACATACGACCAATATTTTCCTGAACTGTTTTCTCTGTTACCTCATATTGTCTATCATAGTTCTTTGCTGTAAAATCAATAAAAATAGGTATTTCTTCATCAGAATCAATATCAACAACCCAAATCTTTGAGGCATTTTCATCACCTTGCATTCTTGTAATATTTTCTCTACTCTCGGTTTGTTCACGGTTATATTTATCACTTTTATCAATAGTACCGTCACCAAGTGTTCGTGGTTTAATACCTTTACGTACCAGAACACCGGCAGGCAGAAAGTTATATTTTGCATTTCTATGTTTAACAGTCGAGACACTTTCCTCAGTAAGCATATCGGTCACAATAGGATCGAAAGGACAAATAGGATATTCAAAGTCTCCGTCGGCAGTGAAATAAAAAATCTGACCCAGATAATTTTCAGGACTTCCGGCTTCGACTATCTCACTTACTACTGTTAAAGGATCAAACCGTTTGATAAATTTAACATCATTCATGTTAAATACTTTTCCGGTTATGTTTGTCCAGTCCGGATGAACAGCGATCCTGCCGGAATAACTCTTATCCTGATTTAATTCAATACGGCAATGCTCAAAAGGGATATTATAATATTCAACAGGTAATGCGCGATAATCATATTTAACAAGACAGGCAAAGCCATTGAATGCTTTTAGATCTTTAGCAAATTTTCTTAATAGACCATTTGCCCTTTCTCCATTTGTGTTAAGAATAGTATCAGAAAATACCTGATCCGTAAATCCTGCTCCTTCAATAAATTTAACGTAAATATCCATACAGACCTTGCCTGTACCGGATGCATTTACGATCTCCAATATCTTTTGCGGATAATCATTGCCTTTACCGTACCCCTTTATTTTTTTTGATGTGAGATATTGGTTCCGCTCGACCCTTTGTGCTGATTTAGTAGCGGATACTCTCATTATTTTTTAGGTTTATTGGATCTTTTTTTTACTCCGGGAAGTTTTACTTCCGCCTTAACTTCCGGTTTTACTTCTTCTTTTTTAACAGGCGGTATGATCGTAATTACAGGGGGAACGATTGTTATATTTGCAGGAGGTGCAACTAACTTAACATTAGCAAGGTTAACAGGTGCGTTATCCGGCATCCGTTCAAAGAGTCTTGCGCACCCGGGATTGATTCTCAAATGCCATTCTGCAAGTTCATTAGTGATATTCTGATTTGTGCAATTTTTTGAGTAATTACCAAAAGCCGTCAATCTGGCTCCTTTCTTTAATAAATAGTTACATGGTCCCATTTTTATTCTATTATTAATTATTAATAAGGCTTCTACGTAACATGTTCCGCAGGATATTCTTACATTTTCCCCGGTTAATGCCTTATATACAACCCTGATTTTCTCTTTCCTCTCGGAAGTACGACTTTTAACAGAATTAATGTATTCCCGTGAAAAAGAAACTACTTCCTCAATTAATGTCATATAAAAAAGTGCGGCGGCTAAACCGCACTATTTTAAGGGCAACACGGTGCTAGTAATCCGTCGATATCCTGACGGGTAGTTGCAATATCAGTATCAAAAAACGTCAACGGGATAGATGATTCTTTCATCTTATCACTACACCCGGCAGTTAGAAGCCAACCGCCAAGCATCTCATCTGAGTTTGGATCACGCTCTGCTGCATTAAGCTCAAGACCAAAGTCCCAGCCTAAGACCTCAAATACAGTTCTCCCATCACCCAGAGAAGCATCCAATTTATTATAGACGTTTTCAATAATAACAACAAACCGACTATCTTTCAGATTCTCGATCCATATCTTATCTTCGGGTGTATTATCAAAGATACGGAATATAAAACCATGCTCCCAGGTCTTCTGGTAAGTTTTCTTTACCATTGATACTTTGTGTTCATTCGAGAAGTTATACCCCTCGACACAATATGCATAGCAGGGTGGAGTAGCTGTCTTTATTGCAAGATAAGTCAGCAATAGAGCATTATTAGGATCAAAATGGCTGTTATCCTTATCTATACAATCGTAGTTAAGGAAATATGCCTTATCCTTAATACCTGGTACGAGATTCGCACAGTTCTTAAGGATACACGCGACTATTTGATTACATCCTATTGTCATAGTCGTAAGTATTAAATCCCGATCTGGAACAACCTGTCATCGATTATCTTAGCATCGAAAGCGTCAACGGCCTCAATTCTATTCAGACGAGTTGTTTGATCATAGAAAGTATTAACATTCTCAAACAGTGATGTACAAGCCATACCGATATTCAGGTTCGACTTGGTTGTGTAAAGTATCCTGTGAGGATTATTGTGCATAACCAGGTTGTCTTCATAAGCATCTATCATCTGATCCCATAACGGAATAGAATACATCGGGATACCGTCCCATACTGAAGATTCAACGCCATTGAACATGAGTTGAATATTGTAAACAATTCCAAGTCCCTGCATGTATCTCAGAATCCTTTGCTGCACCGAACGTGTTACAAGTAAAATCCTGTCAGGCTGGATGGCCAGTTCAGGAATGGCAGCATCGATAACAGCATTTATATCTGCGAAAGCATTTGCATTGGTATAAGCATTCTGAGCGGCATAAGTCGGACCGGCGTTTTCACCTATTGTAACCCTTCTCTCGGGATGCAGGGCAACAACATCGGCAAACTGAATCCAGAAGCCGTCAAACAGATCGAAATAACCAACATCAACACCATTGGTTATAATACCGCCGTTTGCAATGTTTAAAACACCCTCCTGACCAAACCATGCCATTCTGAAAATCATTTTCTTAATATCTTTTACAAGAATACTAAGGATGAAAGCAAAATAATCAGTCGTGGTAAGATTGTAAACATCAATGCCGCAGTTAAGCGCATATCTTACCAGGGAATCATATACATCAGTTACGCACTGATCAATGATTATCTCCAGGTAACGCGGGTGCCATAGTTTCGGTACGGCTTCCAATTGTAAGCATTGAGGTGTAGGATTACAACCCTGAGCTGCCAGACCTACCAGTCCAAACGTTCCGGGTATAATGCCAATTTCCCTGTCATTCTTTATCCCTGTTACAAGAGTATGAAATTGAGTTAATTCTGATGCTTCCAGGACAGCAGTAACCACTAATTCCCGTAAAGTCCGAAGTTCTTCGGCACTAAATGCAAGATGATGAAGGTTAATCGCTTCCAGACATTCATGAGGAGAACCAGTTCCCCTTTCAGATGTTTCCATAATTATTGTTTTTTATTGTTTAATGCATAAAGTTCCTTTACCCGGGCTTTATCAACTCCCCCTGTATCCTTTTCAGTTCTGAGTAATTGACCTCTTGCAGCGGGCTTCCAGGTATTCCGGAGTGCTGTCAGTTCTGCTGTAATTGCAACGGCTTTCGTTTTTTCTGCTTCGGCCTCTTTTATTGCTGCCGTTGCGGCAATCTTCTCTGTTTCTGCTAAAGCAACCTTTGCCTTAAGTTCGGCAATCTTCTCTTTAGCCAAATCAAGTTCTGACTTTTCATTTGTCATTTCTGTAATAACACCACCGGATACTGTGATTTTCTGACCGGAAGCCATTACATAAGTCCCGTCCGGACTGGCTTTGTCACCAACTGCCGGTGCGCCTGTCTCCTTTTCAAGTTTAACTTCCTTGCCGTCCTTATCAGTTAATGTCTGATCTTTTGAAGGAAGTCGGGA